CCAAATACCCATAGTTACCAGCCCCGGCTGTAAAGGTTGTTTGTAGATATTCAAATGATGTGACTACATTAAGATACGTGCTTCCAGTTGTTTTACCAACAAGCAACCCCCCATTTGCGGTAAGCGTCATTGCTTGCGTCCAAGTTATTGAATTACCCGCCGTACCACTTGCAGCGTAATACCAAGCATGAGAGCCATTTGTTTGAGAATACAACGCAGCTTTGTCAGTTATTTTGTAAGCCCAATTACTTCCGGAACTTTGATAGGCATTGTTAGAAATATTGGCGTAGCCTGTTGTCGCAGAGCCGGATATGGCTGCATAATTTCCAAGCTCTATTGCTTTGCTTGTTGTGTACCAAGCACTAGGAGTAACACCAACACCCAAATTTGTACCGTCAAACACCAGCGCACCACCAGTTGTCACCACCTTGGAGCCATTGAGATAAGCGACTCCGTTGGCTGTACCGCCAGACAAGGTGGTGGTGCTAGATGCGCTGAGTGTGGTGAACGCGCCAGCCGCTGCCGCTGTACCACCAATAGCAGGTGGGCTGGCCAAGTAGGTGCTAAACCCTGCCCCAGATACCGTCCCGCTTGCGCTTAGACTAGTAAATACCCCCGCGCCGGATGTGTTGGCAATTTTTACAAAGTCGGTGCCGTTCCATGCAACAACCGCAAACTCGCCAGCCACCAAGGTAACGCCTGTAGTTGGCCCCACACCAACAAGCTTGATGCTCTGGGTGCTAGATTTGTTGATAACTACGTAGGTCTTGGACTGGGCCGGAGCCGTGATAGTGCGAGTTACTGTGCCTGCTGCAGTCCAGAGGATGATGGCTTCACGCGCTTGATTGGCTGAGAGGGTGGTGGTTGTCAGGGTAACGTCCGCATCGGTGCTGAGCGTGGTGGTTCCTGCAACAGCAGAGTCCAGCAGCGATGTGATGGAGTTGTTTACCGTGTCGCCCCAAGTGCCAGAAAGCTCGCCGGTAACCGGTAGGGCCAGACCCAAGAGTGATGTTGCTGCTGTGGTCATACTATGTCCTTATGTGTTAATGAGCGTCCAACCGCCCCCTTGCGCGTTGTCTACTACAGTCCATGTAGGCGCTTGTGCAGACCCAATTAAGGTCCAATTTGCACTTTGCGCATTGTCTATTGGCTTCCAATACACTGCTACTACATCACCCAAACGTCCGTTTGCATAAACCCCTACTAGCAAATACTGCGCGGTATAAGAACCAATTCCAGACGCTACTCCTGATCCTACCACAGACGCAAGACTTGGCGCTACTTCATATGTAGGGGTTGCCACAGCGCCGGAGCCCGTGGTTGATGTTACGGCTTTATCAATGGCGTACGTAGGGCTTGACACAAAGCCGGAGGCTGTTACAGATGTTGCTCCAACATTAACGTCCTTTAGATAAATAACAGTGCCAAGCAGGCCAGATGCGGCGTTGCCACTAAGTAGCGTTAAGTAGCTGTAAGCTGGGGTGGATGCAAAGCCAGATGCACTTACGTTTGTAAGGGGGGCTGTTAAAGCGTAAGCCGGGGTGGCCGCAAAGCCAGATGCACTTGTATTTGCGAGGGTAGTTGTTAGTGCGTAAGCCGGGGTAGAGGCGAAGCCTGATGCGGCAACCCCAGTTGCGTTTACGAGCACCGAGCTGGAGTAGGTTTCAGTGCCCACGAACCCATTCGCTGTGTTGTTTCCAAGCAAGGTTGAGTAGGCATAAGTGGGGGTAGCGGCCACCCCTGATGCGCTTGCATTTGTGACGGCGCTTGTTAAAGCGTAGATAGGTGTAGCCGCAAAGCCCGAAGCCGAGACGGAAGTCGCCCCAACAGTAACGTCTTTTAAGTATGTCGTCGTACCCGCAAATCCCGAAGCAGTATCGCCAGTGATGGGAAGAGAAAATACACCGTTAATGTAGCTTACGCTTAAATAGTCGTTATTCCCAGAGCCGCTACCAAGAAAATTAAGGCCAGCATTGTTTCCACCATCGGTGCTGTTACCTAAGTTCCAAGGGGTACTTTTAGTTAGTGTGCGCTGTGTTGAAAGGGCGCCTGTAACGGTGACAAGGTTTCCTGCGGTTCCGTTAAGCCCAAACGTACCAAAAGAAATATCTCTACCAAAACTAACAGTAACGGGCTGTATGCTATTTGTTATACTGTTTACGTATCCCGCACTAATACTACTGGAACTAGAGTTACCGTAAATAACAACATTGTATAAATTTTGTCCGTATGTATTTATAGAACTACCGGGAATACGTAATGTAGAGGTTCCGGCGTTAAAATTACTTGTTGGAAAACTTATAATTCCGAAGTTTGGAAATGTAATAGTACAAGAATTTAAATTTACAGCAGCAAAATAATTAGTACTAAATGAGCTTGAAACTTGAAGCGTTGAAGAACTAATATTAAGTGTTTGTGAATTTATATTTGGTGCACTAATACTGAATATAGCGGTTGAATTTATGTCTAATGTGCCCGTTGCTGAACCATATGCGTAAACAACAAATGGCGCTGGGTATGTAGAAGATTGTACTAATGAATTTTTAATGTATGCAGCACCACTAAGAGACGCACCCCCTGTATATACCGCTGTATATGCCGTTGTATCTAATGTTGTGAAGCTTGGATAATATGAGTCACCATTTGAAGTGTCAAATACGGCATATCCGCCACCACTTATATAACAATCTGGTGCATTAGCTAAACTACTAAAATCACAGTAAATATAAGTATTATCAACTGCCGCACTTGTTGCTGTATTTATATTTACTCTAAATTTATTTGTAAGTGATGGAGTACCATTTGTATTTACAATACCAAAAGTGCCCGTGTTTGTATCTGTGCTTACTACATTAATAACGGATGTACTAGGTATATTTACAGTTGAGCTACAATAAAAATTTCTAGCTGTTACATTTAAATTACTTGTTATAGTTGTTTGAATTAAATATAAAGTATTTGCTAATGGCGCGTTAAAAGTTATTGACCCATTTATAGTGGTATTTTGAAAACATACTGAACCATTTGACCCATTAAAAACAAAAGGTATAGAACTTCCATAAGTTCCACCATTAATCCAAAAATAGTAAATGTCAGATGTTCCTGTTTTAGTTATAGATGTAAGTGCTGATGTATTTGCATTTGTAAAATAAATATAATAGTTGTTGGGTGTACCAACGGAAATATCGCCAGATAAAATTAGGTTTGAAGTAGATGCACCTTTACCATAACCAAATCCTCCAGATATAGCGCCAGTTGAGTTAAGTGTAAATGAGCCCGATAGCGTTGTTAAAGAACCGCTATCAAGATTAAGACAATTAATTACTCCTGCTTGAGTGTATACAGCTGTGGCTGTACAGAAAAAAGAGATGCTTGGACAGTTAGCAAGGAAACTACTATTAGAAGTACTTGCCAAACCATACCCTGCACCTGAAGAAGAAATGGTGCACGATGGAGATATAAAATCCCCAAAAATATAAGTATAATTAGGGGTGTTTGTTAAATACTGGAATGTTCCAGTAAAACCAGTTGTATTAAAACTAGCTAAGTTGGTGTTTACGGAAGAAGCTGTTTGGGTAAAAGAAACTGTATCTGAGCCATTTGTAAGTTTAAGCCCCGGCATTGTGGATGTTGTGGTGTTCCACGTTGATCCCGTCCACGTAATACCGCGATTTGCGGCAGTGCCAGACGCTGTTAGTGTAAAAATTGGTTTTGCGGATGGAAAAGTTAGCTGCGCTGCAGTTTTGGTTACGTTAATAACTGTTCCTAAGTTTGCAGTCACCGTTATGCCGCCACCAGCAGATGCGCTTATTGCTGTTGCTGTTGAGCCTGTTGATGTAAATGTTGTGCAGACCCATTGATAAGTTCCTAACGTAACCGTACCGCCGTTACAAGTAAAAGTTCCGGTTCCGTTGAAGTTTCCAGCAAGCGTTGGCTGTGCCCCTGTCGCCGTCATGGACACGTTGGACGCTATGGTTACGCCGTTTGTGGTTACAGTCCCTGAACCAGATATTGTTAAAGTACTAGAATGAGACCAAGTAAATCTTGAGGACGGTAAATTTAGCAACGAACCTGTTGCTGAACCGCCGCTTAAAGCCAAAGAATTAGATAAACCGGCAAGGGTTATTCCGTTAGCCCCACTGGTAATACCGGAAGCATCAATACTTCCAACAGTTGTTGCGGCAGAAATAGTGACCGTGATTGCGGCCCCTAAAAAAGAGTTGTTGTCAAATATTGCAACATCCCCCGTGCCCGGAGTTGTGGCGGTTACGGTTCCACCAGACGTAGTTCTCCAAGCGTTTGTGCCATTCCAGTTTGCAGACGCTGGGGTTGTGTTACCCGCTGTTGAATTACCAACCCAGTATTTATTTGCCATAACAACTTCCCTTTAGGAAGCGACGGGTTAGGTCGTAACCAAGCGCAAGAGAGCAGTTGCAGCAGCGTTGGCGGGCATCGTGATGGTGATGTTACCGGCTGTGATGGTTTGAGAACCAAACGTGTGGACGCTAACCGCCTTGTTGGATTGGCTAGAGTTGTAGATTAGCACGGTATCAAACGCTGTCTGGATAGTTACGCTAGTCCAAGTAAAGCTTGCCGAAGGTGTCCAGTAACCTGTACCCGCTGTTGACGACGTGTTTGCTGACGTTGGTGCTGTTGCGTTTGTTACCGTGGCACCACCAGCCGTATAGCCTGTTCCGGATGTGTTTGTCACTTCTCCAGTAGTGGAGTACGCCGTGGTAGATGCGTTCAGTGTAGCAGAAGCAAAGTACAGAGCAGCTTTAAAAGTATCTGCCGCCGTGGTTCCGCGTGTTGGAGAAACACCAAAATTATGGGTGGCGGTCATCAGCTCGCCAAGAAACGAGGTGCACATTGATTGGGTATTGGCCATGATATGTCCTTAAAGAGTTGCGGTTTCGCCGACAGTAAACCCCGGCATTTGTTTCAGTGTTACGTGCGCAGACCGATGTACCAGTTCGCCGTCCAGCCAGTACTCAACCCAAGTTGTGTACTCATTATCATTGTCAACAGACCCCTCGCGTTTCTCAAGCAAAGAATCGTCCATTTCGCCTTTGGTGGTGTTAACAAGCATTAGGAACTCCGAATAAGTGCAGTGGTTGAAGTGTTGGTTGGCATTGTAATCAAGAACGTGGTTGTCGAGGTCTTGTCAGACCCAAAGTCAATAACCGCAATCGACTTGTTACCCTTGCTGGCATTGTAAATGAGAGCGCACCGCGCGGTAAGCCCTGCAGTCCATGAGGTGTTGGCAAAGTTAACGTAGGCCGTGTAACCAGAAGTTTGAACTGTAACACCTGTTACAGTATTCCCACCAGCTGTATAGCCTGTAGCTACAACCTCATTGGCTGAGCTATATACAGTAGTGCTTGAATCTAGGTTTGCATTACCGGTGTACAGAGCAATTTTTAATGTATCTGTAAGCAGGTTATGCACAGCTTGATACAGCTCCGCTTTAAAACTCGTGGTTTGACCTTGAACAATTGCCATGTTATGTCACCACCGCTTCAAATGTATTGGACTTGCGCACGTTGTCTGCTCCGGGTATTACTTGTAGATTGTAAGGCGTGTGAAACCCAGAGACAAGTTTTCCTTGTAGGGGAAGCACGTGGTCTACATGCCAAGCAAACCCAAAAAGTTTTGTCCGCAGCGCGGCAAGCTCGTAAGCCTGCTCAATCATCCAATGATCGTCGGCTGTAAGCCATTTTGGTGTGCGGTTGATTTTTGCTAACCGACGTTTGACTGTATGTGCGTTAACTTTGCCTTTGTTATTGGCTTTAGTTTTTGTCGCATATAGCTTTACTTTTTCTGGATTTTTTGCACTCCACGCAACAATAGTAGCGCGGCACCTATCTTTGTTTTCTTTACGATATTGGGCGTCGTACGCAATTTTTTCTTTGTGTTTTGAGCCTCCGGGTTTGCGCTGTTCCGCAATTTTTAAATTGCTTTTTTTTCTATTTTCTTGTGTTTTTTCTGGGTTTGCTGCCCTATTTTTGCGTAATAACTCACGTGCACACTCTACACATGCGCCAGAAACCCAACGAAACCCTTCTAACTCTGGATGTTTAGTGCAAGCAGACCCGTAGCACTTATTTAAACCCAGTGCTTTAGCTTCTTGGCGCGTATGCTGCGTCATGTAACCGCCTGCCTGTATTGGCCGGTTCTATAACTGTCGGTTCGCTCCATTCCATCACCCAGACGTTTAGCAAGGGCTAATGCCTCTTTGTATTTTGCGTCAATGCCCATAACAATATCAGCTTCGCCCTTCATGTAGGTATAGGCTTCCACCAAGGAGCCATACAAAAGCACGGAGTCAAAGTTGTCGCCCAGCCATGTAGTCGTTGCCGTAGTGATCGACTCGGGGTAGTAGAAGTAGTGCAGTTCTACAGAGTACGTGGTATCAGGCGTAGGGCCAAGAATGAAAGACAGCTCCGTAGTCGGAACCCCTGCGCTTGTAGTAGGTCCAAACAATGCATAGTACTTGGGTAAGCCCGTGCTTGTAGGGGTAGGGTACGCTTCACGAATGAAGTTTACGTCTTTGTTCAACAGGTACGTGTACGCTCCGGTGCCGTCGATGACAGCCAAAGAGTAGGGCGCCAAGAAGTCAACGGGGCACGATAAATACTTGTTGCTTACAGTTACTGAACCCGTCACGTTTTTACGCAACGAGGGGAACTGAATCGTGTTATAGATGCGCTGCTCTGCCTGCGTAATGAACGTATTCATCGCAGTTGTCGGAAACGTATTCTCCGTATAAGTGGAGATCGCTGTGACTAGAGCAGCGTAGTTCATGCCATCGGACCTCGAGCCATCACGCCTTTAGTAGCGCAACCGGTACCACGAATTTTAATACCATCAGTCTTGGTTGGCTCGTTGCCAGTGGACTTGCTGAACCGGCCTAGGCTGATGTCCAGAGTGTCAAGCTTGCTGTTATTGGTAGGAAGACCGGGGTTAGATTCTGCACGCACCATCTTGCCAGACATAGTGTGTGGCTTAGCGTACAGACTCGCCGGGCCAATTTCTTTGCCCATCTTTTTCATGCTTTGTGTGGCCATGATTAACCGCCTTTTTGGTTGGCAACACGTGCCAGATTACGCCCCATTTTCAGGAGCGATGCATCGGAGACGCCAGCGCTTTTCTTGCCACCTGCGGTGGCTTTGGCGTTGGGGCCGCTATTGGGGAGGACTTTAGCATCGGTTTTGCCTTTCGACACGATACCGTCTGCTGCTTTTGTGTATGCCATGATTTACTCCTATGAAACCGTTACGGTCACTGTGCCTAGGCTTGCAGTCGCCACCAAGTTGTTCGGGGTCAAGACCGCATCAAAACCTGAAGAGCCGCCAATCGGCCCCCAGCCCCACTGAATATCCCTAGAGCCGCCGCTATTGTACCCATCTGTCATCGGGCCTGCCACTAAATACGTAGTGTCATTACGCGGGTTGCGCACAGCTTGCGGGTCGTCTACAGGAAAAGTTCCCAACATCAGTTGGGGATGGTCCGGGTCCCAGCACTGTTGGCATACCAGCAGGTTAAAAACCCGTTGCTTCTGTACTTCTTTCTTCAGCTCAGTCAGCTTGTAGCGCTGCCCGCAACGGTCGCACATGGCGACCGCATTTTTGCCGGAAGAAAACCGATTTCCCATATCTTAGTTGATGAACATTTGGCGCGGCACAAAACGCACCGAGGCTTTTTCGCGGTCTTCTTCGCTGGCCAACTGCCATGCTTCATCGTACTGTTGTTTCAACATCTCGGTGCGCTGCAACCCATTTGGTACTTTAAGCGACAGGTAGTATGCCAGTCCGGCCACCATGCAAGGGATGAAACGAAACGGGACGTCCATCGTGTTTACGCCCGTACCAGCGTCATCAATTCGGCGCAAGCGCCAGTACACAAACGTGTACGTCTGGGAGCTGTCCGGCACCGGCCAAACGGTAACGCGGGGGGTTTCCTGACGGCGCTCAATCCAGACCTGAATAGGGCGGGCTTGCTGCAGTTTATTGGGGATGGTGGCGTACGTGGACACGCTGATGCGTGTGATGGTCAAATCGGCCTGCGTAGACGCGTTACCGGCACCGGTGCGGATCACATGCTCCAACAAGTCTACGGTGTCGGAAGGCAGGTCGTATGTAGCTTGGCCGGGGATCAATGTGATCGACCCTTGCTCAAAAGTCCACATATTTACGCCACGGTTGGCCCAATCCGCAAACAAGAGGTTCAAAGACCGGCGGGCAGTCTTTAAATCATAGCCAGAGCGCAGTTCGGAACCCGTGCGCTCAAACGCTTCCTCCACCAGTTCGGTGAGGTCTAGGTTAAACGCAGTGGTTCCAGAGACAGCCATGATTACTTCATGCCTTTAAGGGTTTCGGCGAGGCGAGCGCGTTGCCCCATCTTGCCGGGTTTTTTCGCAGCCGCTGCCAGTTTTTTGGCGGGGATAGGTTTGTCGCCTTTAACACCAAGAGAAGCGCGTAGTGCGCCGGGTTTCTTGATCGCTTTTTGAATCCACTTCTCGGCCATTATCTATACCTCGCTGTTTTTGCCGCCACCTTGGGCGGTTGTTTAACAAACTGTTTGCCTGCTGCCTTTCCCGCACGCTT